GTAACCTCTCCACTTAAACAAACAGAAGCTTTATACATAACAGGATCATTTAGGTTTAGCACTTGTACCTGTATAATCCCTACACCAGCTGTTTTCATTCTTTGAACAAGGTCGAATGGAAATGGAGATATACTAGGTCTTGTTTCTGCAATAAGAGTGGCAGGCTTTTTATAATTGCGCCACCCTTCTTCGAAGCCGATGAAATCATTACCCATATAGGCATCCATAATCTGATTCATGGTGTCTATATCACCTTCAGAAATTCTGGTATTTGATCTACTGTTAATAGTTTCTTTTCTTTCACAGTATAAGTACCATTTTCTGCATACTTTAGATCATCGTTACTAAGAGGTAGGATAATGCCAGTCAATTCAGTAGGTGCTTCTTGACCTTTTATCCATTCGCCATCAATATAGCCACCCTCACTCATTGAATGGGCAACAAATGGCACACCTTGCTCCAAGATAATAGAAGCGAACGACATTTTTTCTGGCATTAACGTCTCACCACCTTGTAAGTGATTCTTTGGCGCAAACCACCACTATCAATCAGTGGATTACTAGAGCCTTTTTGAGCAATAGTAGACGGAGCATTCGATGGATCATTTAATTCAGTGAGCTTCACCTGAACATCTCCTACCATCTTTGCCCCTAGTCGTTCACATAACGTTCGAGCATCCATCCGACCTTGTAATACATGCTCTAATTGTTTTTTCATAAACTTGAACCATTCTTTATTTTTATCATCGAATGTGGACCGTAAAAATGAACGCTCTGGAATCACTATTGAACCTTTTTCTTTACGTATAGTGATACCAAATTCATGAACTCCAGCAATCATAGCGTAGAAAGAATCACTACCGAATATCCCAACCTCAACGTCATATTTTCCTAGCTCACTTAATGATTGAATGATAATCGGAATATTGTTACTCCCACGTATACGAACACCCAATTAAATCACCACCAAATTAATATGCTTTTTTGGTTCAAGCTTTAATTCAGCTATGTCATCCAAAATCCGTTGGTATTCTTGCCCATACTTTGTTCCTAACAATCCGATGTTTTTATTTGGATCACTGTATTGACGCTCGATAACGTCTACTTTTTCACGAATTACTGTTTGGTCTTTTGCAACACTTAAAACAGTTAAGTGAGCAGCTAAATAACGTGCTAAACGTTCTTGATAATAATTCTGGAATGTTCAGCGAATGCTCTTGTTTGAGCCTTAATGTAAGATTCATAGCGTTCATGAGCATAGATAACTTTGTATTCCGTCTTGCTCATGCCCTCTGCATCCATCTCACCACTGATTTCTTTTAGATGGTCAAATGGATCTTCAACCCACATAATCTTCTGGGCACGGATGATATCAGAGAAGCTTAATTCGATTTGTAGCCAAAGCTGATCAACCACATCGAAGTCCTGCAAAGCCTCCATGATTTCGACTTGTTCATCGAATAAGAACTTACTTCGCAAGCCATGAATCATAGCAGCCCTGTTCCGTTTGGTGAATTGATTCTGTGGATTAGGATTGCCACTTCTCTTCTTCACTCGCCCATCCTTCTTAGGTGCTTCATCCTGTAAGACTTCATCAGCTTCTGACTCGGTTGCATCCTTACTGAAAAGGATGCAACCTCCTTAGTTTTGGTTGCATCCTTTTCAGTTGCATCCCTAGACCATTTCTCACGGCTCTTACGACTCTTTAATGTACCAAGTTTTATGTCATGCTTTTCAGCAAGATCAGCAAGTGTAATCTTTGTGGTTTCCCACTCATATTTTATTTCATCCCAATTAGCCATATCTCATAAACACCACCTCCAAAATTCAAAATAAAGAGCCACGCTCGAATGAACGTGACCAGTATGTATAAAAAACTGTAATATTGTCATCTAATTACTTAAGTAAATTAAAATACTTTTTATATTTTTTACCTGTTACATCTTCAAATTCCACGCATACTTTGGTTAAAAAGTAAGTTCTTAAACCTAAGTTATGCCGAATTTTATCATCATCTTCAAAATCTATATTAATTTCAACTATTGAATCAGCTGCGACTGTTTCAATAAATTCACTGTTACCCAAATATTTGTGATGCATATATTTTTTATTGCCTATGAGAGCTAATCTATTGACAGTCATTTTTCTTAAATAAATATTTTTATTACCTGTGTTATAAAAACATATCTTATAAATAGTAACATCTTTTTCTTTATCATTCTCTATAATCTTTTCTTTAATAGTACTATACGTTATTACACCTTGTTTACTTTGACCTTTAATAGATAAATATAGTGAAACTATGACGGCTCCAACAGTTCCTATTGAAGTCAACCAATCAGTAATAGATACACCTTCAAACATTTTATCACCTCCCACCCAATCATAAACCAGAAGATGAAATATATGTAATAACTTTTTGCTTTCAATACCACACCAAACTCTGCCCTCTCAACTCAAAGTGTTTTGGCTGTTTGATGCAGTTTTCAAAGCAAAAGAAAAAACACCCCGAAGGATGTTAAACTAACATTA